AAACCGTATCATATGACTATGGTTCACCGGGGGACGGGCGCGGCGGATCGTGAAGCGTACTACCAAGGCGTGAGCTATCAGACATTAGATGGCGCGGGCGGATCCTTGAGCACGACGACGACGATCGACTTGATCGGCACGGCGGCGAAAGACAGCGACGAACGGATCTTGTGCGCCTATTTCGGACGGGCGCTTTCGACCGCTCAAGTCTTGGCGCTTCATAATGGGATCGAAGCTTACAAAACCGCGATCGGGGCATGATGAAACCAGACTTCGCGGTTTGGTAGGGTAAAGGGAAACACAATGGCACAAATACGAAAGGCTGCATCATGGCTTTGAAATTCGCGGACGAAGTAAAGAACCCAATGCTTGACGGGTTCGAAAGCGGGGTCGGCACAGCGCCGACGCTGGAAATTTGGTCGGGAACAGAACCGGCAGACACAAGCGCGGCGGACGCAGGCGACGGCGCGGTTCTGGCGTCGATGACGCTTCCGTCCGATTTTATGGGGAATGCGGCGGCAGGCGTCAAAGCGCTGGCAGGCGTTTGGCAAGATCTTTCCGCCGACGCGACCGGGACGGCGACACACTTCCGAATGAAGCAGGGCGCGAGCGTCCGGGTTCAGGGGAACGTCGGAACGTCCGGGGCCGACATGAACCTGTCGTCCGTATCTCTGACCGCTGGTCAGTCTGTGACGATCAACACGTTCACGCTGAACATGAACAACAATTAGTAGAGTTCAAACCAACTCCACCTGGAAGGGCAGACAAAATGCTAACTATCGAAATTTCGCCGGTCGAAGCCGACAAAATCACGTCATACATTGACGATCAAATCCGACAGGGCGGTCTTGAAGCCGCTATGGAATTTGTGTCACTCGCGGAAAAGATTAAGTCCGCAAAAGCGGCGCTTCTTCAGGAAGAAAACGAAGCCGGTCGGGCTCACCTGTCAAGCAATGGCGTCGACGACGAAAGCGATCCTTTCACCGCTTTCGACTAAAAGACCGGCGCTTTCGGTTTTACGTGTTAAGCCCTTCTGAAGTTCAAAACCTTCAGAAGGGCTTTTCACATGGCAGAACCTCTAAGCTTCAACGGGTCGAAGATCCTTGTCAAAGTCGGCGACGGCGGCGGACCTGAAACATTTTCTCACCCGTGCCTAATCAACGCTTCGCGCGGGATCCAGTTCAGCGCGGCGTCGATCGACAGCGTCATTCCGGATTGTGCGGATCAGGACGCGCCCGCTTGGGTCACTCGCGAGAAAGATTCAATCACCGCGACGATCACGGGCGAAGGCATTATGGACGCCGCTGACACGGACGATTATTTTGATTGGCTGACGCAAGCCGCCGCGAAAAACGTTCAGTGCGTTGTGAACGACGGCGGCGCGACGAACGAGCAGACTTTTCAAGGCGCTTTCCACCTGACCGAATTTTCGATCAGCGGCGAGCGGAAAGAAAAGGCGCAAGTTTCGATCACGCTGGTTTCAACCGGCGCAATCACACGGACCGCCGGAAGCTAATCCATGTCGGGACTAGGGCAGATTTCCCTGACATGGGGTCCGGGCGAATACACGTTTCGCCTTCGCATAAAAGAGCTGATCGAACTGGACGAAATCGTCGGGGCCGGTCCGCAATTTATCCTTCAAGCCTTATCGGATGGAACGTGGCGCGTCGCGATGGTTCGCGAGACTGTTCGCCTAGGCTTGATCGGCGGCGGTCTGAAGCCGACGGAAGCGTCGAAATTGGTCGTCCGGTATGTCGACGAACGACCGCTTCTAGAAAGCGTTATGCACGCACAAGCGATCCTTGCGGCGGCATTGATCGGAAGACCGGAAGAAGACGCCGCAAAAAAGCCAAAAGCGGCGAAGGGAAAACAGGCAAAAACGGACGCCTAGCGTTCGCGCCTTTCTTCGCCGCCGGGGCCGCGATGGGTTGGGGACCGGAGCAAGTTGAAAACTGTTCGCTTTGGCAGTTCAACACCATGTTCGACGGATGGTTGACGTCGAAGGGGATCGAAGCGAAGCCGGACATGTTGACCGACGATTGGTTTGACGAGTTCGACGAATTGACGAAAGGGTAAAGCCGGGATGGCTGAAACGATTGAAACCCTTGTTACGGAATTCCGCGCCGACATAAAGCGCTATGAAGCGCAATTGCGCCGACAGGTCCGGGAAACCCAAAAAGCCGCGAACAGATCTGAACGGACTTGGAAGAAAGCGAACGCCAGTATCGCGCGAGGCTTCAACAAGACCGGGATGACCGCGCGCGCCGCTATGGTCGGGATCGGCGTCGCCGCCGTGGCGTCGACCAAAACGATCGCCGACTTCGGTCAAGCGATGGCGAACGTCGCCGCCGTGACAGAGGCGAGCGAAACCCAATTGGCGAAGATGCGGGCGCAAGCGCGCGAGCTAGGCGCGACGACCCGGTTCAGCGCCACGGAAGCCGCCGAAGGAATGTTGTTCCTTGCTCGCGCTGGTTTCGAAGTCGATCAGATCATGGGCGGCATCGAGCCAACGCTTCGCCTTGCGCAAGCCGGGGCAATCGGCCTAGGCGATGCGGCTGACATTTCGTCGAACATTCTTCAGGCGTTTCAACTGGACGTCAGCGAATTGACGCGCGTCGTCGACGTCATGGCGAAGACGACGAATTCAAGCAATACGGACATTCGCCAGCTAGGCGACGCGATGAAACTGGTCGCGCCGATTTCCCGCGTCTTAGGCGTCGACATTGAAGAAACGTCCGCTTTCATTGGCGCGCTGTCAGATGCCGGTATGCAAGCGACGCTCGCCGGGACGGGCCTTCGCCGGGTCATGTCCGAATTGCAAGCGCCGACGACCGCGACGAAGAAGATCCTGAAGGAATACGGGATCGACGCCGAAGACGTGAAGGTTTCGACCGTCGGGCTTTCCGGCGCGCTTCAGGTCTTGGCGGATAAGAACTTCGACGCGACCCGCGCAATGGAGGTCTTTGGTCAGCGCGGCGGACCGGCATTCGCGAACGCGTTCGCCGCCTTCACCGATGGCAAGATCGAAGATCTGATTGATCAGCTAGAAAATGCGGCTGGCACCGCAACCAAGATGGGCGCGATCATGGATAACACGCTGGGCGGGGCGATGAAGCGCGCCCTGTCGCGGCTGCAAGAGCTGATCATAACGCTTGGGGATCTTGGCGCGGAACAGGCTTTGATCGACTTCTTCGAAGGTCTGGCGAACGCATTTGAAAATCTGGCGACATGGGCGGAAAAGGCGGCGCGCGCCTATCACATGTTCGTCACGGACAACAAGGATCTGACCGCTGCGACTTATGACCTTCGCGACGCGGTTGACGCATACGATCAGGCGATCAAAGACGCGAACGGAAAAACCGGATACGCTTTAGAGCTGGCAAACAAGCTGAAGAACGAGCGTCGCGAACAGGCGATCGAAACCCTGAAGGCGGCGCAAGCCGAACGGACTTTGGCAATCGAAGCCGAGAAAGCCGAAGTTCGTCGCCTTCGCGGCAAGCTTTCCGGCAATCAGCGCGGCGGAACGCAGCTTCGGAACCGGCAGCTTGAAGCAATCCGCGCGGCATCGGACGCGGTTCAGGAACTAGAACGCCAGATGCGCGAAACCGAAGACATGATCATTCGGATGGAGCAGGGCATTTATGAACTAGGCGTCCCCGCTTCAGAAGCGCCGCTTGTGGATCCGGATGACGTCTTGGATCCCGCCGCGACGCGGGACAACCTGGAAGAGACAAAAAAAGACGTCTTCGGTTTTCTGGATGAACTTGAAAAGAACATGGCGGACGCGAAAAAGGCGATCGCGAATGAACATGATCTGATCGAAGATCTGAAGGATAGCCGCGACGAACTTTATAATCGCACCGCGTCAATCATGGATCGGGAATTCGCTCGCCGTGAACGCCAGATCGAAGACGAGATTCGGAACGAGCAGCGCAAAAACGAAGCGCTTGCTTTGCTCGCCGAAGAACGCGTCGCAGCGGAAGCCGCGTTGCGCGACGAAGTCCTAGGTCAGGGTCAGCATTCGACCGACGAAGTCGAACGGATCCGGGCGCTTGAAGAAGTCAAGCTTGAAACCCTTCAAGACGCCTATGACAAGCAATTGATCAGCCTTCAGGAATTCGAAGACCGCAAACAGCAAATCGTCGAACAGAGTGAAGAAGCGATCGCGAAGGCGCGGGCGATTTCCGTCGTCGCGCAAACGGACGCTTACGCTTCCCTGTTCGGGAACATGGCTGGCCTAGCCAAGGAATTCGCCGGGGAACAGTCCGGGATCTTCAAGGCATTGTTCGCCGCTGAAAAAGCGTTCGCGATCGCGTCGTCGATCATTTCGATCCAGACCGGCATTGCGAAAGCAATGTCGTTACCATTTCCCGCGAACCTAGGCGCGGCGGCAACCGTCGCCGCACAAGGCGCGTCAATCATTGCGAACCTTCGCGCCGTGTCCGGGAACGGCTTCAAGGATGGCGTCGTCGGCTTAGGCGGTCCGGGCGGTCCGCGATCGGATAGCATTCCCGCCATGCTGTCACGCGGCGAAAGCGTCGTCACGGCAGCGGCAACCGGGAAGAACGCGGCGCTTTTGGCGGCGATGAATGCCGGGGCCGACGTGCAAGGCAATCTTGCCAAAATGAGTGCGGGACCTGGAAGATCGATTTCGTCGACGGTCGTCGTTCATGGGAACGTCGATCAAGACATTTGGCCGAAGGTTCAGGCGGCTATGCAAGAGCAAACACAAGTGATCATGCGGGCGGTTCCCGGCGTCGCGCGCGCGACCGCTCTAAGCGATAAAAAGCGGAGGCTTTACTGATGCCCGAAGCGATGGTCGAAACGAACCTTGTCGAAAACGAATGGACGCTTGTCGATCGCCAGACGTCGCAATTCAGCGAGGGCGGTCAACCGGCGGTTCTGATCAAGGGCGAACCCTATTGGCAGGTTCGGCTGAAATACCTTTTCCCGCGAACGGCGCGGTCCGCGTTCATGATCCAGTCGGCGCAATTTCAGCGCCTTCAATCAGGCGCGGTTGAGATAGACTTGTTCCGGGGATCCCGAATGAATCCCCAAGGCTTCGACGCCAGTGGCGCTTCGGTTTCGGGTTTTTCCGTTAACGCCGGAAACGAAACGGTCACATTGAACGCCGGGTCCAATCTGGATCTTGGCGACATGGTCGCTTATGACGCTGCGACGTCCGGGCGGTTCCTTGGCGAGATCGTCGAAGTCGTTTCTCGTTCGGGATCTTCCGGAACATTCAAAACGCGCCCGCGCGCCCTAGGCGCAAACGGAACGCCGAACGCCGCCGTCTACAAAGCCGCCGGTTCTTTCCGGATGCTAAAAGGCGGGCTTCGGATCTTGGAACCCGTCGGTCCCGGACCGATGGAAATCGTCGCAGAGTTTGAACAGGTTTCCCCGTATGGCTAAATCTATGACCGCTCAACAGATCGCCGACCTGACTGATCGATCGGTTCCGAAGCGCGTGGCTTGGATCCTTCAAGTCGATTTGGACGGCGGGTCGATTTATGCATCCGATCAGGCGGTCGGTCTGACATACAATTCGCAAGCCTACGAACCGCAGTTAGGCAAATGGCGGATCCCGTCGGAAATTTCGACCGGACAAGCGCTTGTCCCGCAACAAATGGACATTGCCTTCGACGGGGCGGATCAGTTCAATTCTGGATCCCTGTTCGAACGGATCCTGACCGGCGACTGGTATCAGCGAAGTCTTCGCCTTTCATGCCTGATCTTCAACGGCAACACGGGCGCGTTTATCGTCGCGCCGCATGTGATCGATGCCGTTATGGATTTCCTGTCGATCCCGGAAGCGACCGATCAATCGGTCGACGCGATAATCACATGTGAGACCGGAACCTTCCGAGTGAACGACCGGCGGCATACGATTTGCGCCGATCGCGATCAGCGGCTTCGGTCCGGGTCGGATACCTTTTTCAAAAATACGGCGATCAAGAATTCGGAAGCGGTTCCATTCGGGATCAAGAATGAAAACATTCCGGGTCGATCGTCGTCAGCCGGGTCGCCTTATGATCCCGGTTTCAACTTCAACTTCGGAAATTGGGGCAGGTAAATGTTTTCGGATCTTGAACGGGTTGAAGACTGGTCGACAGCGCTCGCCCTGGAAACAAATAAAATTTCTGGCAAGCCCCATGCTTGGGGTCAAAACGATTGCGCGATCTTCGCCGCAAACGCGATCCGGGCGATGACTGGTCAGGATCCAATGAAGGGGATCCGGGGTCGATACAAAACCGCGATCGGCGCGGCGCGCGTAATTAAGAATGACGGCTTCCAATCGCTCGCCGCTTATGTCTCTGCACTGTTCCCGGAAATCGAACCGGCGGACGCGAAGCGCGGGGATCTGGTCTTGTGCGAAGGTCCGTTCGGCGACTTCTTGGCGGTCCGGGAAAGATCCTTCGCGATCGGGCCGGGGTTTGACGGGGTGGAGCAAATCGAACCAAGACAGTTTAAGCGCGCTTGGAGGGTTGGCTAATGCCGCAGGTCGCAGCGGCAGCGGTTGCCGTAGTCTCAGCAATCACGACTTTAACCGGGACGGCGGCAGTCGTCGCGACGACGATCGCGGCGACGGCGGTCGTCACTGTCGCGGCAACGTCGCTTCTGACGAAGAAGCCGAAGGCGGGGCGTCCACAAGGCGGGGCGGTCAATCTGGATCTTGCCACGGACGCGCCTAGGCGGCTTCAGATCGGTCAGCGCGGCAACGGCGGATCTTTGGTCGATTGGTACACGACAAGCGACGGGGACGACCCGAACAACATTCTGTGGATGGTGATCTATTTAGGCGAGGGGCCTATGGGTCCGATCACCGGGATTTGGTCGAACGGTCGGAAAGTCTTCAACGGATCGATTGCGCATAACGGGAACGCCGAACTGACCGAATTCCGGTCCAAGGGCAAGGAACGGATGCGCGTCTATTATCACGACGGGCGACCGGGCCAGACGGCAAACGCGACCCTAGCCGCCGCGACGGGATGGCCTACGACGTCAGTCGGCGTCGGGAACGCTTACGTGATCCTTAAAATGAAATGGGATCCGGATAAGCTTCAAGCGCCGCCGCGCATGTTTTTCGAGACGTCCGGGGCGAAGCTTTACGATCGCCGGAAAGATACGACGGCGGGCGGATCCGGAACGCACCGGATCGACGACCCGGACACATGGGAGCTATCCGCGAACCCGGCGGTCGCTTTGGATCATTACATTCTAGGTCGCCGCTTGTCCGGCGGGACGACGCCGATCTTCGGGATCGGCCTCGACGCTTCGGTCGTCCCCTATGACAAGTTCGCGGCGAACGCGGATCTGTGCGACGAAAGCGTGACGCTTGGCTTCGGGCAAGGAACGCAAGCGCGCTATGAGGCGCACGGAATCATTTATTCCGACGACGTTTACAAGGATGTGATCTTCGACCTATGCCGCGCCATGAACGCGCGTCCGGCAGATCTTGGCGGTCAGATCGCGATCATCGATAACGAAGCGAAAACGTCGGTCCTGACGTTGACCGACAAAGAGGTCGCGAAAGGGCAGGTCGAAACATACACGCCGAAGAAGTCCCGACAGGATCTGATCGGCGGGGTCATGGGGACTTATCAGGATCCGAACAATAGCTATAACCCGGCGGACTACGCACCTTATACCGATCCGGCATGGGCGACGATCGACGGGTCGGTTCTGGAATACGACAAGCTAGATCTTGACTATGAAATCGATCATCGGCGCGCGCAGCGGATCGCGAAAGCGTATGGCCTGAAGCAGCGTCGACAGGCGCGCTTGACTGGCGTCTATACGCTTGAAGCGCTTCGGCTCGAAGATGGCGATTGGTTCACTCGTGACAGTCAGAAATTCGGCGGCGGGAAAGTCTTCGAAGTGATCGGCTCGCCGACGCTCAACACGGACGACATGACGGTCACTTTGAACGCGATCGAAGTCGATCCGTCCGACAGCGCTTGGAGCAGTTCAGAAGAACAGGCAAACGATCCGGGAACTGGATCCGGGTCGACGCCGTCAACCGCCGCACTGGATCCGCCTAGCGTCAATTTCCAAGCGATCGCGAACACGGTCGGTTCATTCACCTTCGTCGGCTTCACGTTCACGAATAACAACGTTCAGGACAATGTCGGCGTTGAAATCGAAATCTCACTGGACGCGGGCGGCGGTACGCCATCGACCGAAGTCATCCCGACGACTATTCCACCTGGAAGGGCGGTTTCGTTTATTTTGTCCGGGATCTTCCCGAACGCGAACTATGTGATCCGGGCGCGCGCCTTCAGTGGAAACAGTTCAAGCGACTGGACCACATGGTTCCCGGCGACGTCGGATCCGTCCGCGAATTATGGGTCCGGAACCGTCGACGCCACCCTAGGGACGAACGTCTATAGAGAAGACGGCGTCACACTGATCAGCGACGTTGACGTGATTACGCCGCTAGGGACCGCTTTAGGGATCCAGAACCAAGGCGGCTTGGCCACACGGAACGACGTCATTTGGGGATCTGACGTGACCGGGCGTCCGCTCGAATTGACCGACGGTCGGATCGGCGCGGGTCTGGCATCGAACGGCGACCTTGCCCGGAACATTCCCGACGGGATCCGGACGGCGTCGAACATTCTTGGCAGATCCGGCGGCGGGACATTTACCGGCGACCTAGCGGCGGACATTACGGGCTTGAACACGGCGCTAGGGATCGTCGGTCAAGGATGGGGCGCGACCGCCGCTCAAAGCCTTTTGGATAATCTTTATGTTGGCGTCGGCGGAAACTTCATTATCGATCCCGATTTTTACCTGACGTCGACCGGGCTTCATTGGGCAACGGACGGGACACTTCCGAACCGTGGCGCGCAGATCTTCAACACGACCGACGGACAACGCGGCTATCACATGTGGTCAAGCGCGGCGACCGCCGACAGTCAGTATTTCAGGCTTAGAACGCCGTATGTGAACAACAATCAACAGCAGGCGATCAACGTCGAAACTGGCGACCGGGTCGGCGTCGCGGTTCGCGCGGGTCAGGCTTCCGGATCCGGCGTGATCCTTTGGATTGAGTGGAGAGACGCGGCAGGATCTTGGGTCGGGTCGAATTCCGTGACCGGGAACTTCGGCGTGATCGGGGACGGTCAAGGCGGGCGCGAAAGCTTCAGTCCGCTCGAATTATACGCCGACGCACCCGCCGGGGCGAAATGGGCTTTTTGGGCTGTGCGCGGATACGCGAACACGGGGCAGGCGCTTGACGCTCGGATCATCGAACCGCAGTTCGTGAAAATGAATCCGGGGCAAGTTGAATTGCCGCCGTTTGTCAGCGGTCCCGGATCCCAACAGGGCGCGGACATAACCGATCAGAACACGGCGCTAGGGATCGTCAATCAGGGCGCGTGGGCGACGACGGGTCTGACGATCGTCGACATTACGCGTTTACGCGCTGCGAACGAAGGGCTTTTGAATAACCCGTTTTTCAGCGATCCGACTTATCCCGCGATCGGCGGTATTCCGCCGGATTGGGCCGACTGGTCACTAGGGGCAACACTCACCCGCGCGTCGCGCTATGCCGGGACCGGCTATTGTGTCGCAGGCGATGCAACGGTCGCGGGCCGCGCTAATCTCGGCGTTTCGCAGACGCCGCAAGTCATCGCGCCGAATGGACTTTATCGGATGCGCTATCAAGCGCGCCGGACCGGCGGCAGGAACGCCGGAAACGGCTTGCTTGTGCAATGGTTAGACAGCGGCGGAAATTACATTTCAGGCGTGACGCTCGCCTGTTCTCAGATCGCGCCGATCGGCGGGGTTGTCAGCGAGTTCCAAGACGGGTTGCAGACATGGGATCAGATCGTTCAAGCGCCAGCAAATGCCGCGCGGGCGAACGTTTACGCAATGTGGAGCTGGACCGGAATGCCGGGTTATACGGCGACGGACGCGAACCGTTTCCAAGGCGAGATCCACGAAGCGAACCTTTATCCGGCGGGCGAGACCGACCGGCGGACGAATACGCAATCCGACTTCGCCGACCAGACGATCGCGAACACCGCGCTAGGGATCGTGAACCAAGGCTTCGGCGCGACGGCGGATCAGAACACGGTCGACAACTCGTATGTGCCGCTTGGAACAAACCTACTTTACAACACGAAGTTTTTTGGCGCGGGTTCCCCGCCGCTCGGATGGGAATGGTCCGGCTATAACACGACTGGATTGACAGCGGTTCGTGCGACGAACCTTTCCGCGTCATGGGCAGGCGTTGAAAACGTCCCCTATGTTCACGTTCCGGGGACGCCAGCGAACGGAACGGTTTGCGACCTAATGGCACCGCTGAACGTTGTCGACGGGCTGGCAATGCGTCCGTTTCGGGTTCCGGTTATCCCCGGCGAACGAATGTATTTTTCGACCCGGCTCGGCGCGCACCGATGCAACGGGGTTGCGAAGGCGATCTTTTATGACGAAAACGGGAATTACGTCGCCGAAGCGTCCGGGAACACGATTTCGAATAACGGCGGCGGGGCAGGCGGTCAGCCGGAAAACTTCGACAATTCTTGGGGCTATGCGACGGTTCCCGCCGGTTGTCGATGGATGGGCGTTTTCCAACGCGCGAGCATGTATGGCGGCGCAAACCCCTACCTGTTCGCTTGTCAGCCAATGGTCGCGCGACCACCCGCAAACGCGACCGGGGAACTTCCGTTCAATCACGGGCCGGGAGATCTTCGCGCCGACATTACGATCGACAACACTGCTTCGGCGATCGCAAACCAAGGCGGCTTGGCGACCGGGAATTACTATTCGCAAAACGACGATCCGGGGTCGGTTCCGAATGGCTCGCTTTGGCACGACGCAGACGGCAACGAATTGTTCATTCGCGTCTCAAACGCTTGGGTAAAGATTGCGAACATCTCAACCGGGGGTGCTTCGTTCTCGGCTCAAAAGGACAGCGACGCCTATGGCTTCATTTTCGGCGCGGGAACGTGTACGTCAAATACGGTCACAATCACGCCAAGCGGCGGGGTTGGGCCTTATACTTATCAATGGACCGTTCCGACCGGGCCGGGGATTGGTATTGTAGGCAATCTGACCGACAACAATGTCGAATTCAGTAAGGTCATGGCGGCGGGCGAAAAAGCGGACGTCGTGGCGACCTGCACCATAACGGATAGCACCGGGGCGAAAGCGTCGATCGCTGTTTATGTTTATCTGACTTCAACTTAATCTTAACCTGGAAGGGCAAACAAAATGATTACACCGAAACCCGCAACCGAACTTCTTCCCTTGTGCGATGGCCTAGGGGTCGAGCTGGAACCCGCGCCACCGATGAAGATCGCGGACGCGTTCGAATACCTTGTCGCGATGGAAACCGTCACGCCGGAAGAAGAAAGCCTTTTGTTCGAACTTGCGGTCATCCTGATCGACGTCAATTGGCGGGGCCTTCGTCCGCAAGCTTTGACCGCGTTCAGTGCCATGATCGCGGCGAACGGCTTGGAACACTATCGACCCGCGCCGGTCGATCTGGATCCAATTCCTGAAGCTTAAACCGGCGCGTTCGGTCTTGTCGGCTATAACGATCCTGAAAGCGGGGCAGCATGTCAGCGGATCAGCTTGAAAACTTCCGTCAGCGAATGGTCGACGACGCCGTTCGCAAGGTCGACACGCTACACGAAAAAATCGTGTCGCGGGTCGATGACATGAAAGAGAAGGTCGCCGAGAAATGCGACCGTTCCGAGATGCAAACTTATGTGGATCAACAGGTCGACAGCAAACACAAAGACCAAACCGAAGCCGTGAAGCTTATGATCGAAAAGCTAGGGAACGGGATCCTGACCGACATGGAAGCGATGGGTCGCGACATGAAGGCTTCCCTTGAGGCGACGCAACGCCGCTTCATTGAAGAAGAGATCGTCCCCCTAGTCGGTCGGCTTGTGGAGGGCGAGGTCGAACGAAAGGACCGGCTTCGGAAGGAAGCCGCCGAAAAAGCGCGAGCGGAGCAGCGGCAGAAAGCCGCCGACGAACGAGCCGAAAAAGCTGAAAAGCAGGCGCGGCTTTATCGTTGGGTTTCGATCGGAGCCGTGATCGCCTTGATCATTTATCGTGTGTTCTGGCCTATGCTCGGCTTTGCCGGCGGCGGCGGGGCAGAAATTCTAGAAGAAATGGGCAGTCTAGGATGATGGAATTCGTCATAAACAATCTTTTCGTGATCGCTTCGGCGGTCTTCGCGATCTTTGTCGCGATCTTCGTATTCGTCGCCTTGCGCGGGAAGCGGGATCCCGACGTCAAATTAGGTCTTCACGACTTCGTCACGCTAGACAGTTCCGGATGGTTCACGGTCGCAGCGTTCGGCCTTGTCGGGTCCGCGGTCATGATCCTAACGTCGGCGGCGATCGGGATCGACTATTGGGTCGGTCTGGCGATCGAAGGCGACGTGTCCGCCGGTCGGATCGATGCGGAAAAAGCCGATAGCTTTTTGGACTTTTGGACGGTCGGAACCGTGTCATTTTTCGTCTTGGCTTTGATCTTTGAGTTCTTTTCTGACCTAGGCGTTCCGCTCGCTTCGGGCCTCGCGCAGCGGAAGAAACCCTTTCTTCCGAAACTAGCACTCGCCGCGACGGCGGGTTGCATTGTCATGTCACTGGTCACGAAATGGGGCTATTACGACGACAAGCGGGAATTCCGGGAAAACGAAGTTCAGCGTCAAGTGTTCGTCGATACCGAATGGCACAATCAGAAGCAACGCGCCGAAGCGGATCTGATCACATACGCGAGCGCGCCGACGGTCGCCGTCGCCGATGCGCAGGAAGACACTGCGAAGCGGAAGATCGGGATCCTTGAGACACAATTGAACGACATACAGGCGACGATCGACGACACGCCGGAAACGCATTCGACGAACCGGGTCCGGCTCACTTCGGAAAAGATGCGGATTTCAAACTTATTGCTTGAAGCCGAAGGCGAAGTCGCAATGGCGGAAGCGCTTCGGTCTGATGCGCAAAAACTAGCGGAAGCGCGCGCCGACCTGGAAGAAGCGAATTTAGAAATTCAAGCGTTGATCGGGACGCAAGACGAAGAAGGGAACACGCGGGTCGCCGCCGGGGACACGGTATTCGCCCGGACACTTCGCGTCGGTCTTCATCAGTTCTTATGCTGGCTGTTCCCGCTGATCTGGTTTGAGGGGCGCGCGGGTTACATCGACCAGAAGCGCAAGGAAGAAGCGAACGCCAAGCGTCGCCAGACGAACGAAGAAAAGAAAAACACGTTCGACGCGAGCTTCACGGACGTTCCGCAGCAACCGACCGAAATCGAAGTCGGCGACGAATACTTTGACGAAGTGAAGGAACGCGAACAGCGCGAGATCGATCGTCTTCAAGAAATGATGGCAGACGCAGAAGCGGACGACCGCGATTTGCGCGAGCAGCGGCTTGGGGAAGCTGACCGAACCGTCGAACAGGGTTATGAACCCGGCGACGATAGAACGAAGGATGATCCATAATGTTCAAGATCGAAGCCGCGAAGATCCGGGCAACGCGAGCAAGCGCCGACGCCTATGAATTCGTGAAGCGACGCGAAGCCTTGAAGATCGACGAAAACGGCGTCGCGATCCCGGCGAACAAGGCATTCCAAGACAAGGGCGATCTAGTGACGATCGGCTTCGGTCACACGACTGAAATCGAGACCGCGCACGGTCGCCGCCGTCCGGCGCTTGGCGACGTCATAACGACCGAATACGCGCACACGCTTTTCGACGAAGTGGACGCGCCTGAAGCCGAAGCCCTGATCGATAAGCACATGGCAGACATTCCCCTAACTCAGGGGCAGCGCGACGCCATGTTCAGCTTTGTGTTCAACATTCGCCGCAAATGGCTCGACCCGAAAAATAACACTTTCCTTCGTCACTGGAAGGCGGGGACGCTCACGTTCGAAATCTTGCTGGAATACCTTCCGCAGTATCGCAACGCGCGGACCATCTTCGAAGAAGGCTTGTTTCGCCGTCGTCTCGCCGAACTTTGCATGATTATCGGGATCCCGCCGCTGATCGCTGAAAAGCACGCTTGGCAGGCTTCCTTGTGGCGCGACAAAAACAACGAAATCAAACATCGGACCGACCCGCTTCTGATCGTCCTGCAAGCCGAACAGGAAGTCCGGAAGTCCGAACCTAAGTCATCCCCGGCAGCGAAAGCGGTCGAATCTTCATCTTCTGCCCTAGATAAGGATGAAGCCGCGCCGGGGATGACACCCGCCGAACCGGGATCCCCGGTCACGGTTTCGACGCCGGATCCGGAGCCGGTTAAGGAAAAGAAACCCGCCGACCTGGAAGACAAACCAAAACCGAAACAGAAGCCGCGCCGGACGACGAACGCGCCGAAACGGGCGATCAAATACCCAAAGCCGCGCGCACCGCGCCCGGACGAAAAGCAAATGACGCGCCCGGAATTCTGGTCGATGAACATGCTGATCTTCGGACGCCTTGCGTTGGCGCTTGGGATGATCCCGGCAGCGGCGACCGATCTGATCTTGGATCCGAACTTTCAAGCCGCCGCCGGAGGGGTCATCGCGATCTATGTCGCAATGTATTTTCAGCGGCGCAATTCGAAAGAACGACAACAGCGCGAGCAGACACAACGCCGTGAAGACATGCGCGACGCACTGGACGGATTGCGTCAACAATACGATCTAGGGGTCATCGACTTCGACACATACGAAGCCGAAGTTCGGGAGCTGACGACATGACCATTCTTCAAGAATTACCATTATTCGGCGCGCTGATCGCCGCCGCACTCGCCTTCATTTATTCGTTCTTCAACGGATACAAAGAGAAGCAGGAAGGCAAACGAATAGGGCGCGCGGAAGTGGAAGCGGAACACCGCGCGCTAGAGATCGAAACCAATCGTCAATTGAAAGGGCAGGAAGATGAAACGAGACGGACGACGACAGCGGTCGATCGGGCCTATGAATTGCTTCGTAGGGATCGCGAGCGCATTGCTAGTTCTGGCGGGATGCCAGACGAAGCCGCCCCAATCCCCGATTATAACTTCCGAGACTGAAGACCTATTCACTGAACGGCAGGTCCGGGATCTAATGCGTCCGATCTTGGCTAGCCGGATGGACACGGAAAAGACGAAGCTTGAAGTCGCCGCGCACAATGCGCGCTTCTATTGCCAGTTCAGAGACGACGCGCCGGTCGACTTCGATCCCGCCGTTTGCGTCAAGCACCTGCTTCCGGGGGGCAACCGATGATAAAATGGTTCTTCTTCTACATGATCATGTTCCTAGCGGGGCTGATCTTTTGGCCTCTGTGGGCGATCTTGATCATTGTCGCCGCGCTTCAAATTGTCGGAGTAGGGCGAAAATCCACGACAAAGGACGAGAACGGGGCCTAGAGCGCTGTTATAAAAAAAAGGGGACCGAAGTCCCCTTTCTCTCGTTTCGGCCTCTGTGGGGCCTTAAAATCAATGAAGCGATTGACGAACGTCGTCGCCGACTTGCTTCAGGATCTTTGCTTCATTGTCGGTCAGTCTGACTTCAGGGCGATCGACGTATTTGATTTTCGTCACCGTGACGACCTTGACCGGGCGACTGAAGTCGATCCCTTCAAGTGCGAACTGGATCAGTCCGCCGATCGCCATGATCACGAACATTGCCGCGATCGCCATGAAAGCCCATGTGACCGGGCTCGCAAAAATCCACATGTGTTCAGCCATTTTCGGTTCCTTCTATTTGGCACCCGAAAACCCCGCCGGATGGATCCGGTCGGGGCCTTGCCTTTCTTCGGTTATGATCGGGTTTTAAATCGTTTCGACAGAAGCGCGGACGGAAGCGGCGATCGCGATTACTTTCTTCTGACTGATTGATCCGCAACGCTTCACGACGACCCGGCGAACAAGCGCTTCGGTCGTGTCCGCGCCCGCGCCTGCTTCGCGGTTCGCGGCATAAAGGGTTTGAAGAACAGGCCAGTCTTCGAATTGGCGGGGCTCGAAATTCAGGTCCGTGACGTCGATCCCCAAGCCTTCGAACTTGTCTTCAAGAGCCGCTGAGACGTCGAAGTCAAATTCGGCTTTTGGGTTGCGCTTTTTCACGTCCTTATAGAAAGCGGCGAACATGTCGCACCCGGCATCTAGAGAACAATCAATGTTCGCGAGTGTGAGACCTTCGATTGAAACGGTAAGGCGGTCAGCGATTGTTGAGTGTACTTTATAGGTCATTTCCAGTGTTCCTTGTGAGTGAGTGAGATTAAACGATTTGAGTGATAGTGATCACGCCGGTTTCAAAAGTGACTTCGACGTTCGAGCCGGGAGAGATTGCTTCCGTAACGGCTTTAGAATGAAGATCGATAATCGGGCGAGACTTACCGGCGCGAACTGAATTAGTGACTTTGCGCGGGCCTTTCGGGTCGACTGTGCAAATGATGCGACCGGCGAAGTGATCGATCCGGTAAACGGTCAGAGGTGCGAAGCCGTGAGCCGTGAGACGGTCGCCCTCAAGCCAGATCCGAGTTTGTCCGCGTCCGGTTTTCTTTGCGACGGTTGTGTATGTTGCTGTCATCGATCTAGTTCCTTGTTTTTGATCTTGCCCCCTTATAATGCGCCGCGCATTATTCTGTCAAACAAAAAATGATGCTCGGCGCATTATTTTTTCAGCGGGCAAAAAAAGACCGGCGATCATGCCGCCGGTCTGGTCTGTGGATAAAGTTTTGAAAAAGGCAAATCACATGCTAAACCCATTGGGCTTAGTCGGGATTGGCTAGGTTCCTTTAGTGACTGAGACGGCGCGGGTTTTCCTTGTTACCGCGCCGTCTTTTTTTATAAGCCGACGTCGATGATCGTTTCGCTAGTCTCAACCGCGCGGACGGGGCGACCCATGCGGATCCAAGATCCCGCGACCCGGCGAAGTGACGCCATGTCGCCATGTGGTTTCCGAAGGCGCGACCAACACCCGCGCGGACGAAATTGAACTTCCAGGTAGAAAACTTTTTTGTCTGACATGATGGTTCCTTTAGAGCTTGAAGAAGTTCGCCTGTCGCTCGCCGTAAAGCGTATTGAACAGGCGACACATTTTGTCGGCGGCGGTCCTAGCGCGCGTCGAGATCTGGCCATTGTGCGGGCCTCTATTTTGCGCAATGTCGAACTTCATCTTCCGGTCGTCGATGATCGTCGGTCGAAGTTCAAGCGTCGTTCGTTCCGGCTTGTCGTCGCAATCCCCGTTCTGAAAGTGGAAGATCACGGATCGCCCGGATCGGACCGGGCCGACATACGAGCCGACGCAATGCTTCATCTGATAGCCTTCTTCTTTTAGATCGGTCGGCGATCGAAGAAGCGTGAACGCGCCTTCCGGAAAGACAGCGCCGTCAATGTATCCGTTCAGCGCCGGGATCGGTCCCGTCTCGGCAATGCGCCGAAGCTTTTCGCGATCCAGATCCCACCGTTCAAGATTGCGGACCATGACGTCGACCGACATTTTCTTCGGCAACGGCATAGGCGCTTCGATCCATAGCCAATCGCAAGCGTGACGCAGGTCCGGGACGTCCCGAAGGGTTCGCCAGTTCCGGAGCGCGAACAGATTGACCGCGTCGAATTCGTTCGGCGGTCTGTTGTTCAGAACCGCCGCTTGAATGAAGACGTCGATCGTTTGCATGAAACGCCAGACTTCTTCCGGTTGCGGGATTTCGTTCGCTAGGGTCGCCGGTTCGAACGCTTGAAGAAACTGAAAGATCCGGCGGTTCGACCCGCGTGGCCACGGTCCCCGGATCCGCATTGCGGCTTTCGGCAATTCGAAGTGTTCGCGAAGAACCCGCTTGGCGGATCCTAGGCTTTCGATCGTCTCGGCGATGTGCTGATACTCGTAATCGGCAAACAGCCAAAACAGGACCGGCGAAGACAAAAGAACCTGACCAGCGTGTTCGTTATGCCAAGACACATGTTCAAGCATACGTTGCGCGACCCGACCGCCGCCGGATCGCGTTCCGTATTCCCTCGCTATAGTTGAATTGGCTTTGATGTAGTTCGGCGGATTATGAAGCGCGGGCATAGTCTGGCACCTGCATTTCTTTCCGGATCCGTTCAAGGTCTGCTTCGGCATCGACCAAAAAATCGCGGGCGCGTTCTGTGACTTCCCGCGCGGCTTTGGCGATCAGGACGACGCTTTCGCGATCGATCCCGGCGCGGTCCGGGCAATAGGTCGAAGCGATCATCCCGGACACGATCGACGCGCGTTGAAGATGCTCGCGCGCTTCGTCGACGCGATGCTTCGCGGCGGCGGTCACGGCTTTCACGCGCTTCGGATCGTTCAAGCGTTCGCGCTTGGCGAGGTAGGTTAGAAATTGTTCTGACATGATGGTTCCTTAGTTTAGTGACGGAAGCGCTTTAATGCGCTCGGTTTAATTAAAAGACAAGCCTTAACGAAAGATTTCCACAAACGCCGCGCATGATAACGCTTGACACTGGAAACAAACCCAGCGCATTAAGAGCGCATGTCTAGAGCAAAAACCACCGAAAATCCGACCGCCGCTTTCCAGGCGTCGTTCGGTTCGTATAAGGGATTTTCGACAGCGGTCGGACGTCCCGTCACTGTAACGCAGGCTTGGCGCAACCGGGACAACATTCCGCCGGACCATCATTGGGACGTCGGTCTTGCCGCTTACAAACAAGGATTGTTCCGGACGCACTACGCCGCGTTAAAATGGCTACATGATCAGTATGGGGTCAGCTATGCAGGCTAAACCCTATCCGATCAATCGCGGCGAGGGATCCAAGAAACACCCGTTCGACGGCGACCGGGTCGACCCGAAACCTTTTGTCGACGGCGCGGATTTCATCGCCGCCGTGATCGCTTGCGCCGAAGCGCATGGGGAAGCATGGGTTCGCATGGGATCGCTTGAAAAAATGTGGATCATTTCGGAAGAACATGCGGGCAAGCTTTCGCCGATCCCGCGCGTCGCCAGACAGCCGCGCGACCTAGCAAGATTTCAAGCAACGCCGAAGGGGTCGGAATGGCTCGCAAACCGAAACCGCTGATCCTTCAATTGCCTTTGCCGCCAAGCGTGAACCGTCTGAACATAAACAGGGCAGGTCGCGGACGGGGGCGAGTGACTTCGACCGAAGTCATCGCTTGGCGGCAAGTCGCTGGCGTTCGCCTGTCGATGCAGAAATGGAAGAAGATCCCCGGTCCGATCGTGATCGTGGCGAACTTCGAAAAGCCGACGAAGAACAGCGACGTCGACAATCGCGTGAAGATCCTGTTCGACTTCCTTGTGAAGAAAGAGGTCATCGACGACGACCGGAACGTCGTCGCCTTCGCGGCGGCATGGCTTCCGAAGCCGTCCCTGACCGAACCGATTGTCCAAGTCGCGATCTATCCGGCTTCGGACCTTCCGCCTAAAATCGAATTCCTTGCGTCAAACGACGGTAGCGTCGGCGCATGGATCCACCAAACTACCGAAACCGTCACTTGAAAGGATAACACTGAATGACGTTTGATCTTGCAAACCTGAAGACAACGGGCGCGATGCCGCCGCCGCGTCTTCTGATTTATGGACCGCCGGGGATGGGGAAAACCTCACTCGCGGCAGAGTTCCCGAACCCGATTATCATCGACGTCGAACAAGGCGTCCCGGTCGGGGTTGAGATCCCGACCTTCGGTCAGATCGACAGCTTCGAAGCTGTACTGGAAGCGATCGCTTCG